TTTCTTCAAATTTGAGGTTTTGACTTTTCCTTCGTCATTCGGCATTCTCGGGAGGGGTGGCTTACGGGGCTCGAACCCGTGACCTTCAGATCCACAATAGGAAATTGTAGTCGTACGGCTTCCCTACTGATGACCGACTATTGAAAATTCCCGAGAGATACGAAGCGTCGAACCGCCCGGCACTTGTCGGGCGGATTCGTTTCGGGCAACGGTTTGGGCAACGGTCACTGCGTCTCAGACTTTTTTTTCGGAAGTGGTGATTAATCGGCACAACCGCACTTGACTGATTGCCGATAGCCAGCGAAAAATAGAATTGGAACTGAGTGAAGTGCTCCATTGGAGATGTCGCTTTGCGATATGGAGACGCAGGCGGCAGACTTCTCTTCAAAGAAATCCGTGCTAGCTAATGTTCCATTGTGGAGCTTAGCGACCGCTGGAGCATGTTCCGTCGACGTGGCCGTTCCGGGTGACCGGGGCATAAGCCGTGACGGTTCCAACAGGAGGTTCTGAGGGGGCGTTCCGGTTGTTTGGCAGTTATCCCGTGTGGGCCACGCTTTGGTGGTGCGGGACGAACTGGAACGTTTGTCGGTGATTTAAGCCGCGTTGCCAGATACGGCGTGGAATCGCCAGTGTGCGTGACAAGTTAATTCACTTGTCGTGTATGCCGGTGATTGCACGCCGTTTTTTTGCGCGCATCTCCGGTTTGCACGACGCAACTGGAGGTCTCTATGAGCGACACCCAAACCCTCGTCCCGCTGCGGGAAGCGTCTTCACTGTTTCCAGGTCACCCGCACCTTTCCACGCTGCGCCGATGGCGCGAGCAGGGCGTCTGCGGCCAAAAACTCGAAACCGTTCGAGTTGGCAATCGACTCTTCGTTTCTCAAGCCGCGGCGGATGCGTTCATCAGGTCATGTAGCTCGGGAGCCGAAAGTGGTTCCTGAGTTGTACTGCCAGACGCCCCCGGTGCGCAAGCCGGGCCCTCGCCGAAAGCCGGCGGGCGTCATACGCGAGAGCGAAGCCTATACGAAGGAACAATTCCTCGAGCGCGTCGGCTGGCAGGGCGCGGCGTTCGCTGCGGCGAAGGCCAACGGGCTGAAGACGGCGAAGGCGGGCGGGCGCGTGTTCATCTTGGGCCGGTGGTTCCACGAGTATCTCGAAGGTCTGGTCTATTAATGGAAATGGCCGGTCGTGCTGGCAAGCAAATTCGACCGGCCACAGAAAAAGGATTGACGAGATGTTACACACGAGAGGTAAACAGATTCAAGGCGGACCGCGCAAGAAGCGTGCGGTCGTGGTGGCGGTTGTCGATGTTGAGGAGAGGCACGTCGTCAAGGCGAAGCCTCCCGCGCCTAAGCTCGAGCGCGTGACCTTCACCACGTCTCGCGAGATGGATTTCTTCAGCGAGAAAGAGCTGTCGGCGCAGACGGGGCACTCGCGGGACGAATGGCCGGCGGTCATCGCGAAGGAGCTGATGGACAACGCCCTCGACGCCTGCGAAGAGCACGACATCCCGCCGCAGATTACTCTCGCGGCTGATGAAACCGGGATAACCGTCGCCGACAATGGGCCCGGAATCCCGGAGGCGACCGTCGCGGGGATCCTCGATTTCACCGTCCGGGTGTCGTCGAGAGAGGCGTATTGCAGCCCGACGAGAGGCGCGCAGGGTAACGCCCTGAAGACCCTGGTCGGCATCCCTTACGTCCTCGATCCCGGTCATGGCCGCCTGCTCATCGTGTCCGGGGACGAGCTGCACAGCATCGCGTGCCGGCTGGATCGGATTTCCCAGAGGGCGGTCTTCGACGTTGAAAAAACCAAGGTTTGCGATGACCATGTCGGGCGCAAATTTTTACAAATCGCGGACCCGGCGGCCGGGCGGAAAACCAAGGTTTCCGAAAATCGACGGCGGTTAAATTTTTACAAATCGGCCGTCCGGCTCGAATGGCAGCAGCTCATCGACCCTGAAGAGAAGGTGCCGGTCTGGCCGTTTGACACAGCCGCGGACAAGAACAACTGGCTGCCGCAGACCGAGGCTATCGCCCGCGGATATGCGCTCTTTAATCCGCACCTGACGCTGACCTTCGACTGGTTCGGCGATAGGACGACATGGAAGGCGACGGAGCCATCCTGGGCGAAATGGCGACCGAATCAGCCGACATCGGCACACTGGTATCAGGTCCAGCACCTTGAACGCCTGATCGGCGCCCACGTTACCCACAACCGCGCCAAGGGCGTTGACCGCACCGTCGCCGATTTCCTTACTGAGTTCGACGGGCTGGCCGGCAGCCGCAAGCGGACGGCCGTGATGGACCGGGTTGACCTGCGGCGCGCCAAGCTATCCGACCTTGCGGGCGAGCATGAGCTAAAGACCGACCTCATCGGGCGACTTCTGGCAGCCATGAAGGCAGAGACGAAGCCGGTGCACAACCGGCGGCTGGGTCAGATCGGGCGGGATCACTTCACGCAGCGCCTGTTGGAATTCGGCTGCATTCCCGAGAGCATCGACTATCGGGTCAAGAAGCGGACCGACGACGGTGTACCGTTCGTCCTGGAGAGCGTCTTCGGTGGCCTAAAGACTGACAGCGCACGGCGGCAGATTTATGCGGGCGCCAACTGGTCGCCCGGGATCAAGAATCCGTTCCGGTCGTTCGGCAGCACCGGCGAAGGACTCGAAAGCCTGCTTGCCAATCAGCGGGCCGGCAGATCGGAGCCGATTGTCTTCGGCCTGCACCTGGCGCACCCCCGCGTCGAATACAGCGACCGCGGCAAGTCGGCGATCGTCGTGGGCGGAGGCGCAGCATGAATGCCGACGACATCAGCGCTATTGCAACGGGCGTCACTAAGAAATGGGCGAAGCAGCGGAAGGCCGAGGAGCGCGACGCAAGGGCGCGTAATCGGCGCGTGTACATGTACAGTGGCCGCGTGTGTCAGTCGGACGTCGCCGCGAGGATCATTCCAAAGGCTTACGCTAAGGTGAGCGACAACGGCCGCCTTCCGGCTTCTCAGAGGCAGCTCTACTATGCCTGCCGCGATGAGTTTCAGAAATTGACTGGCCGCACTCTCGACTACAAATACTTCGCACAGGTTTTGCTTCGGAAATTTCTTCAGCGGCCAGAGACATTGCATTGGAAGGTGACTCGCGACGCCCGCGGGACGCTGATCGAGCCACACACGAGTAAACATGTTCCAGTCGGCACATTGCAAATTGACGACTACCTGGAGAAGTGCGGGAATCCGGACGACGATCTCGACCTTGAATTTGAAACTGATTATCCGACGGCTGGCCCCGATAACCGCTATCAGGCATTGCTGTACATCGAGAAGGAAGGATTCAATGAGCTGTTCAAGGCAGTAAAGCTCGCCGAGCGATTTGACATCGCAATCATGTCATGTAAGGGCCAGAGCGTCATCGCGGCGCGCAAGCTGGTCGATGAACTTTGCGGCGCTAGCGGCATTCCGCTGCTGATTCTGCACGACTTCGACAAATACGGCTTCGACATCTGCCGGTGCCTTACCGAGGTGTCATGGGACGCCGAGGAGGACGGCCGCGTCGCCTATGAATTCCAGAACGACATCAACGCCATTGACATCGGCCTGCGGCTGAGCGACGTGGAAGAATGGAAGCTCGTTCCCGAATTCTGCTCATTGCCCCGCAACTGCTCGATGCCCGACAACGTGACGGCGGAAGAGGAGGCATATCTTCGCGGCGGCCGACGTGTTGAGCTGAATGCTTTCACGAGTCCGGATTTCGTCAAGTTCGTTGAAGAGAAGCTCCGCGGGGCTGGTATCGAACAGAAGTACATACCGGACGACGATGCCCTGCTCGATGCGTTCCGTCGCGCGAATCTGATCGCGAAGCTGAATACGATCGTCGAGGAATCGCGCGATGAGGCCGAATCGGACGCAGATGCGATGACGCTTCCCAAGGGGCTGCGTTCCAAGATCGCTAAGGCCCTGAAGGAAAAGCCAGAGAAGCCGTGGGATGAAGTGCTGTACGACATCGTCCGCAAAGAGGTGGACGATGATGAATAGCGCTAACCGCCTTCTCAGGCACTCCGCCGTCGTCAACGGCCACGCCTTCCGGCATTCAGGGGCGGCGTCTCAAAGTGTTACAGACGTAGCGCAAGAGACAGACGACTTCGGCTTCACGAGGGACTCATCGTCTGCCACGTCTGCCACGTCTGCCGCGTCTGTCTCGTCTGTAACACAACCGAAATATGATCCGTTAAGCATCGAGCGCTTCCGTCCTGCAAAACCGGATTGCTGGAGGAAAGCTCTGTTCAAGCTGGCTCGCCACTACCACGGCCGCAGCGACGCCGAAAGTGCGTTTTCAGAATGGCGGCAGCGATTTCAGCCGGCCGCCTCTGACGACACGCTGGCTGAGGAATGGCTGTTCGCAAAAAGTGCCGTCAAGAACCCGCCGCGAATCAAGCTCGTGGAAGTCCTGAAGGCGACTGAGGACGCCGGAATCCCGAAATGGGTGTCTGACGTCATACCCGACGCCAGCGGCCGCATACAGATGGCCCTGGCGTTCCTGCACCGGCTTCAGGATCAGAGCTACCCGAAGGAAGACAATTTCTTCGTCAGCACGCGGGATCTGGGCAGTCTGTTCGAAGCGAGCGCGCAATGGGCTTCGCGGACACTGCGACTGTTCGCCCAAAGATCTATCATCGAGGTGGTCGAGCCGGGCGGGCGGCACAATTGGAAGGCGACGCGGTTTCGATTCGTGCGCGGCCGCGACGGGGGTGCCGAATGACGACCGGCGAATGCGCCAGCTTGCCCAGGTACCCAGGGGGTAAGGCGCGCCTCAAAAACAAAACGTTTCCGAAACCGCGTTCCCCAGCGCCGAGCGCCGTTACGGGTTACGGGCAACCGGGGGTTGAGGTGAACTGATGGGAAAACGAGGACCACGACCGGAACCACGAACGATTTCGCTCGCGAAGGGCTCGTGGCGCGCCAAAAAGCGCCCAGGCGAGCCGACCGAGGTGTCGGGCCCGATGACGTCGCCAGAATGGCTGACGGGCACCGTGGCGCTTGCTGTCTGGAAGGCGACGGAATCCGTGCTCATCGCCCGCGGGTGCTCGTCGCCCGCCTATAACGCGTTCCTCGCGTGCTTCGCGCAGGCGCATCAAGACCTCGTCGACGCGCTGGCAATCATCGCCAGCGAAGGCAGTATCCTCACCGGCGGCGCTGGCGGCAGCTATTTGCATCCGGCGGTCAATCTCCGTAACCGCGCCGTCGAGACTATCGCGAAGTTCGGCCGCGAGTTTGGGTTGTCGCCTACCTCGATCCGGGACATTCAGGCCACATCGAAGCCGGCTGACGCACACGGCGACAAGCGAAGGAAATTCTTCGGATGAAACGCAATCCTCCCTCTGCGAAATGGCTCAAACTGCTTCGGCTTATTCCGGGCTACGATCCGTGCGCCCAGGCCGACGGCTGGTTTGACGATAAGGCGGCCGCGAAGGCACTGGCGTTCTTTCCCGAGTGCATCCGGCACGTCGAGGGCGCTCTCGCCGGCCAGCCATTCGTGCTGCATCCGTGGCAGCAGGCGATTATTGCGAACCTATTCGGCTGGAAGACGGAAGACTCCCAGGGGCGAGAGGTGCGGCGGTATCGCGAGGTGCTGATCTACTGCCCGCGCAAATCCGGGAAAACGCCATTCGCTTCGGCGCTCTCGCTTCTCGTCTTCTTTCTCGACGGCGAGCCCGGCGCCCAGTGCTTCATTGCAGCCGGTGACCGTGAGCAGGCCGGGCTACTTTTCCGCCAGTGCCGGGGAATGGTGGAGCGCGAGCCGATTCTGATGGAGTCGTCCGAAATCTTCGGCGGCAATGCGCCGGCCGGGCAATCGAAATCCATCGTCAAGCCCGACGGATCGTTCCTGCGCGTCATTAGCGCCGACGCCGACACGAAGCACGGCGGCAACACGCACTTCGCCGTCATCGACGAATTGCACGTCCAGCCGAATCGAGATTTGGTCGACGTCTTCCGCACGTCCATGAGCAGCCAGAATCGGAAGCAGCCGCTTCTCGTGTACCTGACGACGGCCGACTATGCCCGCGAGAGTATCTGTAACGAGATTCACGCCCGCGCCTGCAAAGTGCGCGACGGCATTATCAACGATCCAGCCTTCCTGCCAGTGATCTACGAAGCGCCGGCCGATGCCGACTGGACGGATGAAAACGTATGGCGCGCGTGTAACCCAAACCTCGGCGTCTCGAAGTCACTGGACTACATGCGGCGAGAATGCCGTCTCGCGCAGGAGAATCCTGCGCAAGAAAACACCTTCAAGCGTCTCGACTTGAACATCCGCACGGAGCAAGATTGCCGCGCAATCCCGATGGATCGGTGGGACGCGTGCGGGCAGGGTGCAGAGCCTCGGGCCTGGCGAGAGCAGGCGCTGCAACGGCTGGCCGGCATGACATGCACTGCCGGGCTCGACCTCGGCAGTGTGAGCGACCTCACGGCTTTCGTTCTTCTTTTCGGCAGCGACGCCGACGGCTACGACCTCGTGCCGTTCTGCTGGGCGCCGCGAGATAACGCGACGAAGCGCGAGCAGCGGGACCGCGTGCCATATCTCGCCTGGGCCAGCCGCGGATTTATCACGCTGACGGATGGGAACGAAACAGACTACCAGCTCGTGCGCCGCGATATCGGCGCGCTGGCCGATAGGTTTTCAATCCGTCAAATCGCGGCCGATCGTCTCTTTCAGGGCGCGCAGCTCTGTCAGGATTTGATTCGCGACGGGCTCAACGTCCTCGCCTTCGGTCAGGGCTTTATGTCGATGGCTGCGCCGACTCGCCGATTCCTCGAACTCGTGAGCGCCGGCAAGCTGCGGCACGGCAATAACCCGGTGCTGCGATGGATGGCGAGCAACGCCGCGACAGAATCAGACGGCGAGATTCTGAAGTTCAGCAAGCGCAAATCGAATGAGAAGATCGACTGCGTTATCGCCGGGACAATGGCGCTGGGAATCTCGATGACGGCGCAGGATGAGAATTTGAGCGTCTACGCCCGCGAGAACCGCGGATTCACAATGATCGGATAGCAGACGTGGAACCAGAAGACGACGACGAAATTTTTGAATGACGTACCGCTTTCAACGAAAAGGAGCATCGAGGTGATACCAGCTACGAAAGTCTATGGCGACGGGACCGCTAATCTTGAATTCTTCGGCGGGATCGGCCCTCACGGGATTTCAGCGCAGGATTTTGACAAGGCGCTCCACCGCATTCGCCGGTGCAATGCTGTGACACTGCTGATTGACTCCTCGGGCGGCGCAATCGAACATGCCGCGTACATGGCGCGGGCGCTGCGTCGGCTGCCGATGCAACGCGATGCGATCGTTGTGGGCGAATGCCATTCCGCGAGCGTCGATATTCTTATGAGCTGCGTTCGCCGAAGTGCTTTAATCGGCTCGACGCTGATGCTCCACCGTTGCAGCTCGCTCGACGCAGAAATCGCAGACGCCGACGCGGAACAAGCTACCGCAATCTACGCGCCGGGGCTCTGGGAACGCACCGATTTGCGAGGTGCAACGGCCGCCCAAATTAAAAAATGGATCGACGTGGGCGTTTGGTTCTCCACTGAAGAAATGCGGTTTTACGGATTCGTCGATCACCTCATCGAACCATCCGAAACGATCCCGCTGCGGGCTTGCGGTGACCTGACAGGGCGGAACCGACCGCTGCCGAGCCCGCCATACGTAGAATACGGCGACATCCTCGAATGCCCGGCGTGGGACGTCCTTTATGGGCGTCCGTCCATCGCCTCGCGGCCGGCGCGCCAACTGATCGACGTGCCCGCAATGCCGGCATCGTTAAGGGGGAAAGTCATCGCATCCTCGCAGGATATCGCCGACCTCGAATTGATAAAGCGATCAAGCGATCCAATCGCTTCTGCCAGAGCTGCGCGGCTCATTGAAGGGATGCGGTGTTTGCGCGAGCAAGAATCGGAGCGGTATTGGAGGGCGATGGCTTGTCGATGAGCGACACCGGCCCTGGCGCTAGCAGCACCGCGACCATCTGCGAATGGCTGGCGCGAGAATGCACGAAGACAGACAGCGACCCGGAGCCGGCCGTGACGCCCCGGACAGCGACAGAAGCGCGGGAACGGCGGGAGCTGCGTAACCGTTTGGATTTTTTGACAGAGGAATGAAATGCAAGGCGTAGTTGTGCGCGTGTTTGAGCACCGGGGTTTTTGTTTCATCCATGTGCCTGGCAACCCGAACGACATTTTTTTGCACTTTCGACAGGCGGATCGCTCGCTGGCCTTCGACGGCACGTTGCAAGGCAAGCGCCTCGAATTCGATGTTGTCGAGAAAGACGGAAAAGAGCGCGCCGTGAATGCGAGGTTCGCATCGTGACCGGAACTATCACACAGGAGAACGCGAATGGCCGACCGACCCACTACCTTTAACGCCGACGCCCGCCGACGCATTGCAAACGCCGTCCGGCGGGTCGAGCGCAGCCCTATTGGCGCGGGCGAAGACGGCGGCGCCGATCCCAGGCACGAGAGGTCATTCTGTTTGGCGCAGAATAGCGCGCATCAGGTTGCCGGGGACAGCCCGGCGACCACCTGGACGATCTACGCCGGGACGCCGGGCAGCGAGACAGCCACGAGCATTACGAGCTTCCCGACGGGCGTCTACGTTCGGGAGGGCCTGTGCTTCAAGAACACGATGTACCGTCTGATGGAGATCAATGGCATCCATGAGGTGATGAATCCTTCGATGCGATTCCGCGGGGTCGCCGATGCTTCGATCGCAGCGGACGCAACGGGCACCGTCTCGATTTATTACCGTAGCGGCAGCACGGCATATACAGACACCACGATCAATGCGACGTGCCTTAACGACCTTGACGCGACCGTGCCATCGGCGGCCGATGTAGAGGTGTCGTGGGACAGCGATGGCACAACCGCCAGGTGGAAAATCGTGCAGAGCGACTTCTCATGTTGAGCAAACTGGACAGCACGTCGAGGGATTGCCGCGAGCCGCGCAAGTGGGCTCGCGTCTGGCAAGATGCACCGGGATATTTTGGGCCGGGCTGGAGGAACTGCAACTGCTGCGGTGTGTCGCTATACATCCTGGGCGGCACGAACCTGACGGGCACGTGGTACGCTACGGCCGACAAAATCAACATGAGCGCTGAGACGGCCGCAGCCGCCGCAAGCGCCAATCTCTCAACGGCGAGGGCCGCGGCCGGAGCGGCATCTAATCCGTCGGTCGCGGGCTACATTTGCGGCGGCCAAAAGGTAGGCAACGTCGATACGAATATCGGCGACAAGATGACCATGTCGAACGATACGACCTCGGCGACCTCAAGCGCCAATCTCTCATATAGCAATCGCTTCCTGGCCGGCCTGAGCGAGCGGTCGAGCAAAGCATATTTTGCCGGGGGTCAGACTTCATTCGTCGTTACGGCTGACCTCTTGACATTCTCCAGCGATACAAATGCCGCGACCTCGACGGCCAACCTCTCGACAGGTCGCGGCGAATTGGCCGGGATGAATGCCACGTCTGCCAAGGGCTATTGGGCCGGCGGCGACATTTCGCCCGGCGGAATTACGCACGAGACGAAAATCGCGGACAAGATCACGTTTTCGAGCGATACAACATCCGCGCAGACGTCAGCCAACCTCTCGACGGCCAGGGCCGAGCTGGTCGGCGGAAGCGACGGATCGACCAAAGGCTACTGGTACGGCGGGGACCAGGGGGGCACAAACTCGGGACTATGCGACAAGATCGTCGCATCGACCGACACGACCTCGTCGCTTGTCACCGGCAATGCGCACTCGCTCGCGGGCGGCGGCTCAGACGGAAACAAGTTCATGCTTTACGGCGGCCAGGACAATCTTAGCCCGACGAATCAGGGCGACGAGATGCTTTTCGCGACGGACACGACGCAGGGCGCCGGCGGGACGCTCAGCCAGTCGCGCTATGAACCGTGCGGCTTTTCAGGATCAGCATTATGAAGGTTGCAGAAATCGCTGCGGAACTTGAGGCGGACTTCCTCGAAATCCAGAAGCCGCGCAGCGACGTGCAGCTCGCGGCTTTCGTCGCCGGCGGCCACGACACGACGCCGCGCCAATGGCAGCAGGTCGTACTGGAAATGCAGATCAAGATCGACAACATCGAGCACGCCGCAATTAAACTCAGCCAGCAGGAGCGCGAAATCAAGAGGCTGAGAAATGGCACGGAGGAGCAAAAGGAGGAAGGCGCTCTTCTGATGATCGGGCAGCGGTCTACTAAACGCGCCATGCTCGGCGCAATGCGGGAGCTTGAGACGCTGTATCGGATTTACAAGACAATGCCACGCTTCACGAGGGAGCAAATCGAGGAAGCCGAGGCGGGATACTGGCGCGCGCGAATCACGCGGCAGGCTGCCCACGGGATTATCAGCCGAGTCACCGGCATTGGCGTCGGCGATCTCGACACCTTGAAGCAGCTCGGAATCCCCGTGAACGAAGTTATCGAGCAGGTGCGACCATGTCTGGAACAGATCAACAAGAGCCTGGGGCAGTCCGCAAATTCTGGAGCTTTGGCACTGCCATCGCCCGATACGCTGCCGGCGGACTCGCCAACGTAACGGAAGCGCAATATCGGGTGAGGCTCAAAATCTGCGAATCATGCGCTCTTCAGCGGCATGGCAACTGCCTTTTGTGCGGCTGCCCGGTGGACGGAGGCGACCGACTTGTCAGCAAGGCCCGCATGAAAAGCGAGAGATGCCCGCGGAATCCGCCTC